AGGTGGGAATAAGTCCATAACGGGGGGACCCTCAAAACCCGGCTGAGTGTACTGAGGTGGGAATAAGTCCATAACGGGGGGACCCTCAAAACCCGGCTGAGTGTACTGAGGCGCTTGAGGCATACCAAACCCCGGCTGAGTGTACTGAGGCGCTTGAGGCATACCAAACCCCGGAATGCCCACTGAACCACCAATTCCCGGCTGTCCTGCAAAAGATCCTATACCCTGAAACATAATTACCTACCCCTTGATAACGCCGCTTGCGTGTTTATGCGGTATACGTTGACATCGTTTCTATTTTCAGCGATATCCTGTTGAAGATTCATACGATCCTGCGCCAACTGCATAGCTTGTGTCAGCTTTGCCTGATCAATCTGGAAGTCCATCTGATCGTTTTGCATCTTACGCTGAATCTCTATTTGATCGTTCTGCAACTCCTGCTGACGGATAGCTACAAGCGGATCAGCAGGCTGTTCTGGCATTAACTCAGGACCAATCTGCTCCATAATCTCCACAACCTGCTGGGCTATAACAGCATCAACCATCTCGTTAGCAATCTGTGCAGGTGGCTGACCATTCGCCACAGCTTCTTCGTTCATCTTCTCAAAGAACTTCTGTACATAAATACGGGCCAAGGCTGAAACGTGTTCTTGTATGTGAGACTGCATCATAATGTAGCCCTGTGGGTTCATCTGAACAGCAGGACTCTTCATCATCAAAACGTGAGCCTTGAGGTGTGCCTCATGATCCTGCTGCGGGAATACCTGCAACGGCATACCCTTCAGCGCGTTGCCGTTCTCCGTTGCCGGATCCATAGGCTGTGGCGGCTGCGGTGCTGGCAAGATGTCGTCGATGTTCTTAACATCCAGCGCATCGTACATCCGGCGATAGGCTTCATACAGATTATGCATCTGCGGTGCGGCCTGTGCCAGTTGCAACTGTGTCTGCGCCAGAGACATGCGCTGTGACATCGAAAAGATGTTAGGATCTGATACAGGCAGCACGTCAATACGCCCATCAAAGTCCTGCGCCATGATCTCAGCAGGAATGTTCGCGCCTACAAAGTATGGATACGGGATTGGGTTTTCGGAAAAAATCCCCGCCAGCATCCGAAACTCATTCTTCTGGGCATAGTGCAGGCGCTTGTGGATGCTTGAGATAATCTTCGAGCCTTGCTCTATTAGTGCAACCGTCGTTCCCACGGGAGCTTGGGAGTTGACATCTGCGATCTTAGCATCAGCGACTTGTGCAAATCGTCTGCCCGAATCAACAACCACCCCGAGGAGTTGAGCAAGCGTACCAGAAGGTTCCTTGTATGGTAGGGGAATAATAGAATTCCGAAGATCACCGCCGGGAGCGTCAATATCACGAAACTCACCGGGAGAAAGCGGCTCGTCATCATTTCTGATACGAACGCCACGAGCTTTGAAGCCAGCCGGGAGATTAGATAAAGTCCCCGCGTCAATAAGCTGTCTGAGGATTGAGGTCGCTGCACGAGAAAGTCCACCTATTGTATGTAGTAAACCAAAACCATAGAAACCAAAACCGGGCAAAAACTTAAAATGTGTGAAGAACTGACGACGGCGCTTTAGCGGATCCGCTTCTCTAAAGCTCCTAACAATGCTGAGAATTTCTCCAGAAGCTTCATCAAGAGTAACAATATACGGCAGCTTAATGCCCGTATCTTCCCCATCGGGTCCAACGTCTTCAAAGCCTTCCAAGTCCAAATCAGTGTGGATTTCATATAATGTATAGACATCGTCACTGTAACTTGGACGTATGCCAGTAAGCTCATTAGCACGTCCTTGGATAGTTCCTTCGTCTTCCGACTCATCGCTTGCAGATAGTTCAACATCTCTATAGATCCCGGCAACTTGCATTTTACGGACTTCGTTTTCCGTCATACGCACGATGTGCGTTACCCGCTCTGCTGTCCGTAAATCAGAAGCGGTGTACGGTACAATCAAATCTTCAGCAGGTACAAACTTTGAGACCGCCCGTTGTTTGGTCTGATCAAAGTATACCTTCTTAAATGTAGACCCAGTCAGCGGCAAATAGTACAGCATCTGATCTGTGTCTGGGTCGAACTCTTCCATCACCTCAGTGATCTGGTAGTTCATAAAATCTTTAACGCGCTTGGCTTGATCTTCAATCTCACGGGTCGGCGCACCTACAACCTGTGTCTTCACAGGACCGCCAGATGGTAACATCTCCTTGTAAGCCTGTGCTTGAAACTGAGTAACAGCCTCTGACAACAACGGATGATGAACGCCGCTGGCCCCCAAGAACGGCTCGTTGCGCTCTTCGTAATTAATACCAAGTAACCCCAGACCCTTGGCAATGGCTTCTTCCCACTCTTCGCGGGAATCCATATCGTCCTTGACCTTGCCGCGCAGCTCAGAAGACAAATCCCTCAGAGTTCTGTCGTCTAATATTTCAGCGAGGTTGGCATTGTGGTCGTAGACTTCAGCCTCGACCTCAATCATTTCCTCTTCGCCAACAAGCTCAATGCCCTCAGGCAACTCCTCGCCCATAGGTAAATCAATCTGCATCTCTTCAGGCATTAGTTCCGATGAGCCGCCCGGACCCATCGCCATGTCAACCATTTGTGGGGGTAGTGCCATTAAAATGTTCCTTTAAATGTTCCGCCACGGGCTTTTAAAAGTGCACCTTTAGCAGCATCTGCTTTTTTTGCATCTGCGCGTAGTTTGCGCTTGGTCTTTTTATCTTTTGGACCCATTCTTTGGTTGTGAAGTTTACGCGCCTTCTTTTCTGCCTTACCTTCTTCAGTTCTACGATACTTTGTAGCATCTAAACCTTGACGCGCAGTTCCTAGTAATCCTGTCATTAGAATACTCCTTTAAATGTGCCACCACGAGCTTTCATAATAGCGCCGCCGCGCTTACGACCAAGCTCTTTATCATGCCTTTTCCTCATTTTTCTAGCTTTATTGCCCATGTAACCAAGAGCACCTAATCCGCCAGCAGCCGTACCATGAGCAAGATAGTTAGCTATATCCTGTGCATGTGGGCCAATAGCCATGAAAGCATCCATTGCAGCAGAGGTGTTTTTGATGTTCTTGTTTTTTTTCTTTTCGGGGGCCTTTGGTTTTCTAGGTGCCATTAGAATATACCTCTAAATCTCTGTGGACGTGCAATAGGACTAAAGCCCTTGATCATCCCACCATTGCGTTTGTTCTGCGTCCTCGACTGACGCTCTCTTTGAATCTCGCGGTAGCGGTCATACTCCTGATCAGTCAGGTTCGTAATGTCCCGCAAGGCCATCGCCATAATTTGTTTGTCTGTACGCATGTTACGAATATAACTTAAATACGTTGCCGATACCAGAGCGTAAGTCAACAGGACCGCCAGCAGCTTTTTTCACCACCTTTAGGCTCTTACGAACAAGTTCTTTTCTTGCTTCGTCTACGGTGATTTCTCCCATAAGTATTCTTCTTGCGGTTTCAGGATCAAGATCTGGAATACCCGGGGCTTTTTCAAAGTCTGGTTTATGACCACGAACCCCAGACTCCGCAGGAATCCTCGTACCCGTCGGTACATGTATCATGTCAACCATAGACATGAACCCGCCTATTTCAGTTGAGTCCACAGGAGCAGAATTAGTGAAATCATAATCTGGAAACTCACCCCCCGTGCTCGTAAAAGGCGGCTGATTTTCATCTCTTAATTTAAGTTTTGGAGTCTCAACTTCTTTGGGGGCGGGAAGCTTTGGCTGTTCAATACCCGCACCAGCTATGCCTCGCTGCTGCGCTTCAGCAGACTGCCTGTAAAATGCAGCCTTGTCCGCGTCGCTTAAGCCAGCAATACCAAGCTGCTCTTCCTGCACACGACGTGCCGCCGCCTGCTCTTCAGCTATGCGCTGATACTTAGCAGTCTGTGCCTGATCCTGCAATGACTTCTGATTTGTCTGCGCCTTACGGAAACGAGACAAGGCATCGTCAAAACCAAAGTCCTCATTCACGTTCTTTGCAATGTCATCAAGTACAGAATTGACATCCAACGCATCTGGGTAAATGTCGTTGTAGTCGTTTACCTTCACACGAACAGCATCTATCAGCGCTTCGCCGCGACTAAAACCTTGGTCCCTCGCACCCTGAAACTCATCAATCACGCCGTCAATAAACTCATCCGCCGTAGAGCGAACCTCATCACCACCACTGGCAAACTCAAAGTTCTTGTCGATGTTGCTGGCTGCATTCAAATCAAATGCATCCTTCACACCCTGAGTCTCCATGTTCAACTCACGAGCAGCACGAAGGTCCGGGGATGAAGCTTCATCAACCTGCTTTTGTAAATCCATATACTTCTTGGACTTCGATCCTACAACCTCGCCCTCGAGGACTTCTTTTTGTGGTGCGTCGGGAAGATCCGAGGATGGAGCTTC